TGAAGTAGAAGAATTTTTGGATGTTCGTAAACCTACGGGTGGAGACATTAATCGTAAATCTACCAATCTTCATCATGGTATTATGGTTGGGGATGATTTTATGCAACTCATCGAAGGTGCTACACGGGAGCCTGGGTTTGATGACTCATGGCCCCTAATTGATCCACACTCAGGAGAAGTTAAGAAAGTTGTATCTGCAAAAACACTGTGGGTAAAATTAATTCAAAATCGCGTAGAGACAGGAGAGCCCTATATTGTGTTTCGGGATACAGTCGATAAAGCAGTACCTGAGTTTCAACAAAAACTTGGGTTACGAGTGCATCAATCTAATCTATGCTCGGAAATTACTTTACCTACAAATGAAGAGAGAACAGCAGTATGTTGTCTATCAAGTGTAAATCTGGAAGAATTTGACGAGTGGAAAAACAACGACCAATTTATACCAGACTTAGTAAGAATGCTCGATAATGTTCTCACCCACTTTATTAAGAGCGCTCCTCCACAGCTATGGAAAGCGTCCTTTAGTGCGGAAAATGAAAGAAGTATTGGCCTAGGTGCTATGGGGTTTCATGCCTACTTACAAAGGCAGAATATACCTTTTGAAAGCGCAATGGCAAAAGGAAAGAACATGACTATGTTCAAGAGAATTAAAGAAGAGGCTGTAAATGAAACAAAACGACTCGCCATCGAACGAGGAGAGTGTCCTGATGGAGAGGGCCATGGTGTCCGTAATGCACATCTGCTGGCCGTTGCTCCTAATGCCTCTAGTAGTATTATATGTGGGAATACATCTCCTTCTATTGAGCCATATCGTGCTAATGCTTTTACTCAAAAAACTAAAAGCGGTAGCAGTTTACTTAAAAACGAATATCTTGAAAATCTTCTACAAGAGCTAAATCAAGATACTGAAGAAGTTTGGAAAAGTATTACTACGAACGGAGGCTCTGTGCAGCATCTAGAATTTCTAGATGATTGGACTAAAGATGTTTTTAAAACAGCAGTAGAGATAGACCAGAAGTGGATTATTGATCTTGCAGCCGATAGGCAGGAGTTTATATGTCAGAGTCAGTCATTAAACGTATTCTTTCCTGCAAATGTATCCAAGCAAGAACTACACGCTATTCATATGATGGCATGGAAAAGAGGTGTAAAGACTCTTTACTATCTCAGAAGTGAAGCGTACAAAAGAGCAGAAAATGTATCTGATGAGGCTCTTCGTCAGTATATATTTGATAGCTTAGATGATGAAGGATGTCTAGCTTGTGAGGGCTAAGGCTTGGATTATCTGGAAGTATACAATAGGAAGTTTCTCGGATGAAAAAACAGAGGAATATGATAATATAGTAGCTATAATAAGAACAGCTATTGTATTTGTAAATTTTTTAACGTGTTTTTTCATCATGACAAATGTAGTACACAACTGGTAACAGTTTAGGAGAATATAATGAGTTTATTAGAAGAAAGGTCTTATTATAAGCCTTTTAATTATCCTTGGGCATTTGAGCACTATAAAACTCAACAGCACATGCATTGGTTGCCGGATGAAGTCAACTTAGCCGATGATTTAAAAGATTATAGAGAAAAATTACCTGTTGAAAGTAGAAAACTTATTAATCAAATTTTTAGGTTTTTCACCCAGGCAGATGTTGATGTATGTTGTGGATATGCAAAGCATTATCTACCTACATTTAAACAACCCGAAGTACGAATGATGCTATCAGCTTTTGCAGCTATGGAAGCGGTTCATCAAGAAGCATATTCTTTGCTTCTTGAAACTCTAGGTTTCGGAGACGACGAATACCAAAAGTTTTTTGAACATAAAGCTATGCTGGACAAGCATGAACATCTAAGTAACTTCGGAATGGATACCCCTATAGATATTGCTAAAACAATGGCTATCTACTCAGGGTTTACCGAGGGAGTTCAGTTATTTAGTAGTTTTGCTATTTTGCTAAACTTTCCTCGCCATAACTTAATGAAAGGCATGGGACAAATTGTAACATGGTCAATACGAGATGAAACTCTTCATGTAGAAGGAATGTCTCAGTTGTTTAGAACTTTCATTCAAGAAAACCCAGACTTATGGAATGATGATTTAAAATATGAAATTTATTGTGCAGCAGAGCGCACAGTAGATCTAGAAGACGCTTTTATTGACTTGTGTTTTGAAGACGCGGTAGTCCCAGGCCTAACACCGGACGAAGTAAAAAGCTATATTCGATATATTGCAGATCGTAGACTATTAGGTTTGGGTATGAAAAAAATCTTTTCCAGCAAAGATAATCCTTTACCCTGGTTAGATTTTATGTTAAACGGAGTTGAGCATGCTAATTTCTTTGAGAATAGAGCAACAGAGTACTCTAGAGCAAGCACAACTGGAAACTGGCAAGACATTTTTAAATAAGGAAAAAATATGACAGATCTACAAGCGGTACCTAAAGTACCAGAAGGGGAAGAGCCAGAATCAATTAATATTGATGGAACTCCCCATAAAATCGCAGATTTATCAGAGTTGGCTAAGTATTACATTAGTCACCTGCAATCTGTTGCCGCTAAAATTCAGAACTTAAAGTTTGAAATTACTCAATATGAAGTAACAAATAATGGGTTTATGGAGCTACTCCGAAAGGAGATTGCGGAACCAAAAACAGAAGAAGCCCCTCCAGAGGCTGTTGTTAATTAAACTAAAGGGGCGCAAGCCCCTTTTTTAATTATGTATAAAAAGCATTTCTATATCTTCCTAAATCCCAAGGATCTATAGTAGTTCCAACTGGGTCAAAGCCCATAGGTCTAGCCGTAGCAGCTGTCTCATTTTCTCCTATATAGATTTCACCAAATTCACAATCTTCTTGAGAAAAAGCCGCAAAACCATAAGGAGCTGCAGGATACCAAACACTGCTACTATTTACTGTGAAAGATATTTCGTCACCTAAAGTAGAGGAGTTCATAGCGGTGGATCTACAAGTAAAAGTACGACTTAAATTACCCATTCCATCATCATCTATAGAACTAATAACCTCAATAACAGTACCATTAGTGTAATTCGACCAAGAACTCGGGGTGGCGTAGTTATAAGTACCCACAGCCTTAGCACTATACCCACTAGAACTCCCTCTGAAATTTTCAACAATAGACCAGGCATCTAATCCTCCCAGATCGCTATTAGACCTCTGAGCATAAAGAGTATATTCAGTAGTACCATCAGTTCTCCATGCAAGAATAACCCCTATAGAATCGTTATCGCTGGAAGTTGAAGTTATCTTAGTTCGTATATAATACTTTTGCTGTGCCTGACTATCAGGAGATACAAAACCTATTAGGCCAGCGCTATTTGTAGGTTGAGTAATTCCAATACCACTTGGAGCGGCATCCCAACCGCTTGCTTGGCCAACTAAACTAGGGTCTGAACTAAAAGCAGATTGATAACTACCAGTACGATGATCAAATCTTCTCCAATTATTAACCATATCCGACGTTCCAGCTGCAGTCAAAGAGCCTCCTGCATAATAATAATCGGGTGTAAGATTTATGCCCCTTCTAATATGTGGGAATACACCTCCTTCTATATCAAATCCTGAACTAATAGCGGCATCATAAGTTGCCCCTCGGGTTATATTGTAAATACCTCTTAGGTTTAAGTCAACGCTGTCCGATCCATTTCCACTAGTCTTCGGTATATTCGGCATCTTTACCCTCCAAACGTCTTACTTTTTTCTCGAGATCCTTAATTGCTTCGATGAGCAAAGGTACAAGCCCTTCGTATCGTACTGCTAGAGTACCATCCTTACGGGTACTTACTACTTCGGGTAAGACTTTTTCTACTTCCTGTGCGATAATTCCAACGTCTCTCTTTTTAACAAAGTAGCCGTCTTCCCCGCCCCTGTCTTGAATAGTTTTATCTTTCCAATTAAAGTTAACGCCACTAATATTCATTACTTTCGAAAGGGCGTTTTCCATAGGATGAATGTCAGTTTTCATATTAATATCCGAAGACCAATACGCATAGATATTTCCTTCTGCTCTAATGTCATCTTGTGAAAAAGTAGCTGTAGAGTTTCCTACGTATAAACCTTTAGTAGCTGTTATATCCGTAGCACTAAGATCTCCCGTGGTAGTTATATTAAAAGTTTGTCCATCTAAATTTGCCCCCAGTTGAGGAGTTACATCTTCTACAATATTGCCTAAGTACGTAGTATTATCAATCGAATAAGTTCCCGCACTAGCACCCCTTACCATGAACCCTTGCGAAGTAAAGTCACCATCTACAACTACATCCGCATGAGAAGTTTCCGTAGTTAAATATGTACTATTATCATAGCTCCAAGTACCTGCAGTGTTTTTTAAAAACCCGGTACCGTCTGAAATATTACTAGTAGTGTGTGCATTAAATATTGGATCTGTTTCAGTTGTGACCCCTCCTTCGGCATCTTCAAAAGTAAAAGACCCATTACCATCAGTAGTTAACACTTGTCCACTAGTACCATCTGCCCCAACATCAGTTAAAGAAAGTAAAGTTGTAGTCAGTACTGTATCTCCAGCTAAAGCCGTTGTACTGGTAGTTCCCAATTGAAGAAGAGCTGTATCTCCAGCTAAAGCCGTACCAGCTGTAGTTCCCAATTCAAGAAGAGCTGTATCTCCTTCCAAAGCCGTACCCGCTGTAGTTCCCAATTGAAGAAGAGCGGTATCTCCAGCTAAAGCTGTACCAGCTGTAGTTCCCAATTGAAGAAGAGCTGTATCTCCTTCCAAAGCCGTACCCGCTGTAGTTCCCAGAGCTAAGTTAGATGTTCCTGCCCCTATTAAAGTACGAATCTCTAAATCTGTAATATTTGTATTTAAAGAAGGGTTAGTTCCATTACTTAGTATTGCAGGTGTGCTTATGGCTGGAGGAGTATATGTAAACAATCCCGCATCATCATACGTTAAATTACCTGTACCGGAAGCTGTTGCTACAGTAACTTCTAAGTCTTCGAACCTTATAAAACTACTAGCATCATACTGTTTTTTAATATAATAGTTAGTATCAATTGCAGTCGTAACATTATCGGGGTCTCCGCCCTCTACTATAGATACATTAAACTCTAAAGTACTAGCGTCATAGGAAGTATCAGATAGAGTAAAAGTTCTTGTCTGATTATCCCCGGCAGTACCTACAGTATCTTCGCTTTCGTCTAAAGAATTAAAAGCGTCTCCAGTAACTGTAACTATGGGGTTAGTGTATCCCGTAGTATCAATGTTAAGAACAACCTGGTCACTTAAAGCAGTACCGGTAACATCATATTCTATGGCATCTCCACCATCCTTGATAATGTTTACTAGACGTGCTTTATCGACATCTGGGTCATTGGTTAAATAATTAACAATGGTCCACTCACTAGTTGCAGAACTTTTACGCACACTAGCAACTACAGTATCTTCTTCAAAAAGAAAGTTAAGACTAGATTTTTTTATTTCGTACCCTGTATCATAATTAGAAGTTGCTGGATTATTTAAGATTAATAATTCATCTGATATTACTGCTAAAACCTTAGCGTCATGCACTACTTCAGAGCTGTTTGTATCTATAATTCTTATATAATCTCTAGCCTCTATTTCGGAAGAGAAGCTTGTGCCAGTTCCTTGTAAATACACCTCACCTCTTTTAATAGATATAGCGCTGGGAGAAGTCAGAGAAGTATTAGAAAAATTATCGGCAGGAACTCCTGCAGTATCTATAACATCATACCAAAATCCTCCCTCAGTGTAAAAATCAATCAACTTCAATGATCCATTTCTAGCGACACTACTATCGTCATCCGGTTGTAAAGCGCCACCGCTTTTGGCTAAAACATAATATGTTTTATCCTCTTCTATTCCTGTCGAAGTCAAGTCTAGCGTGTCTGTATTTGATATCAACAACGGTAATTCGGGCGCTGCTGAAGGAAATACAATAAGTTCTTGAGGGGAGTTAAATTTAAATGTTGGTGTTGCTCCAGCAGTTATAAAAGGACTTTTTAAACTAGTGCCTCCTACGCCTACTCCATCCGCCAGTCGTTGTATTAAAAGGGAGAAGGGGTCATTTAAAGCATAAGTAACTGTAGTCATAGTTGAGCTAGTACCTAAAGTACTAATGGTTTGAACCCCTATTTGATACGTACCTTCCGATAAACCAGTAAACGAGTACGCATCTAGCCCCTTCTCTGTAAATATAGGATTAGGTGCTCCAGGTATATTATGACTAATTTTGTATCCAGCTAGATACTGATACTCTTCGCCACCTACTATAG